GTGTTGCCTCGCGTGCGAGGCATGCACCGTTGCTAAAATTCAGGTTCCCAAAGGGGACCTATGAAACAACGGTTCACTCGCGACACGAGTATGAACTATTTACTTTGGCTTAATTGTCTTGAGATACTTAGCGACGTCGTCGCAGACTATCTTATCAAGGGCAGTCAAAAGCTCTAAGATCGAGACTCCTAAAGAGCGAATCTCCAATTCTGAAGATTCTGAACGCTCAGTAGCGAGAGAAGATCCTAGAGCTATGACTAATTGCCCATAGATAGATGTTATTGCGGCCATACGGGCGCGAAGTTCTAAAGGTAGTGAAGTCATTTTAAAAGTTCAAAGTTTGCCCTATAACGTGGGCTAGTCGCGTGAACTTATCACGATTAGATAGTTTTTCGAAACATAACAAAAAGCTGTCATTTCAATGCAACTCCGAAGAGCAGATGTGTGAGCAGTGGCACGCCACTGCCTAACATCGCACAGTGCAAAAAAGTACTTTGCCATAAGGCTAACGCCGCTCTTCAGCTGCGTCCTATACAATAGGAAAAAGTATTTCATTTATTTAAAGTCGTTGAAAGATCGAGAAAAGGTGCCGTTAATCGGCAAATTTGGTAAAAGTTGGGGTCAAACCATATGATGCAAGAGCCGGGATCTTGATGTTCCGTCCAAAGACGGCACTCAGAGATCCATCGACATTGACATCAGCGGAGAAAACACCAGCATTGCCCAAACCTGCTTCAAGAAATGCAAGATCAAGAGATTCACCAGTGAAATCATAATCTTCGCCAGAAAGAGAAGTTGCTGTGTAGTAACCATAAGGTAACTCAAAGTCAAACTCAGTCTTGACGTTGTTAGATATATGCACACCTGGTTGAACAGAATGATATTGCACTCCGGTGACGCCTGCGTCAGTTTTAGTGACATAGGCGGCATCGCCAACACCTTCCCAATCAACTACGACAGGGAAGATCGTCTTAGAGTACTCCAAGCATCTCTGCTGTCTCAAGGGCCGCACCGGCGCCAGGAACGGCGCTGGTGATGAGCTGGCGAGCGAGCGGATTTTTGGAGACCTTTTTGGCGAAACCCCCTGCCTTTTTAAGAAAGGACTGAAATCCCGCTGCTTGGGCTTCCTTCCGTCCAGGAATACCACTGAGGATGTCTCGGATAGCCGAGGCTGCCTCAGCTTTGGTAACCATAAGCGGACGTGGAGGATTTTCCAACTTGCGGGCTGGACCCGGGACTAAATCTAGCCCCAGGGTTGCTTGGAGGCGCACAGTTTGTGCCCCAGAAACACCCCAAGCAGAAAAGATCAACATATCAGCGGATTCAAGAGCTCCACCCTCAAACCTAACCATCAGACGGACTTTGTCAGCTACACCAGTTGTGGCAGTAGCTGAAGCATTGTACACTGATATCTCAGAAATCATACCTTCACCATCATCGCGAACGAAGATGGGAGTAGATTGGACATCAGTCTGATCAGAATAGGTTAGGGAGGAGTTTGCCTCCGTACCACTTGCAAGAGAAAGGCGCTTCACCACCACACCAATAGATGTTGCGGCGGCTGCATTGTCAGTCTCAACCATACCACTAATGGTGACAGGGCCCCAATACCGTAAAGGCAATGGGTGGTCACCTAGTGAGTCGGCTGTAACGCTGATATCAAGCGAAAGCAGATTCTCATTTTGAGCAAGAGATGTGTTGTTCAAAGTGTCATCGGAGGATGTACCATCGATGACATCGAAGACAAAGACCTTGTCGTCGGAAGCAGGCCTGGTAGCCTGAGAAATGAGAGGGCGAGGAGTCATAGACTTCTCGGTGGGGATGAAATACGAAGCCGCAGGTGACAAAGCATCTGGGGTTTCCATGATAATCCCCACCTCTCGAGCACGAAGCTCGTCTTCGGTGATTGAAGAAAAATCATCGATGGATCCAGTTTGAAGCGCGTGGAAATGTCCACTAACTACATTGGATCCTGCGTCAACTGTTTCTGATGCAATAACGCCCTGGGCTAAAAATAGCCTCACGTCATTATAATCTTCAAGAACAATGACCCCAGACAAGCTGAGATCACCTTTGTAGACAAAAACACCAGCAGCAGTGACGTCCTGGACGAACTTGTGGATGGCGGGTCGGAGGGAATCAAGTGCAAAAAGTATATTGTACTTGCTGGCTGCAGTAGCACCATTGATAGCTTCATCAAGCTTGATAGCTCGAACTTCAGCATACCTAGCGCCATCTGCAGGACCACCAGTGGCAATAGTAGCGTCACGAAGATAATCTCCGTAACGAGACTCGTAACCACTAGCGGCTTTAACCATGATTCGTCGTTGTTGCGGGGCGCGGGAGGCGGCCTGAACAACGTACGGAGCACTTGACCGGGGTTTGGGTTGTTTAGGACCCTTCTTCTTCTTAGGAAGAGATTTCTTAGCATTGGGCAAAGACATCTTTAAAACCGAGTTATAAATGACACATGAGACGGTTTCAAAAACAAGTCTTGCGGGACTCTGCAGTGCCACAATCTTAGAATCGTGCATCCAAGTATAGGAGACCAGGTGCTCCTTGACCGCATACTCGGATAGAAACGCACGGAAAGCCTGGAGCCACTCACGGGTGACAGGATCCCACCAGAAAGTTATAAGAAGAGATTGACATATGTCGCACGAAACGGCATAGTCGCCTTCAGACCTATTGTTTATGATCGGATCCAAACACTTGAATGGATCGGCCACCACCCTCCTATAGAGGGAAGTTCCTGCATCGGATATAGTCCGAAAAACAAAACCGCAGAATTCAGAAGAAAATCCATGTTCTATAGTGCCTATTATGAAACCAAGTTCATTACACATAGATAAATAGAATTTCAACCATTCTTCGAATTGCTCATAATTGCCACTCATAATTACATCATCTCCGGTTACACGGAAATAAAGATTGAGGAGAGAAGCAAATGCAGGATCACACCGAAGAAGTGCATAACGCACCGAGGAGGCAAAAATGATCGAATTATCAATCAATGTCCTATAACCCCCGGAAGCATTACCTTCTATGGTAACGATGGAGCCGTTTGGAAGATGCACACTTGGCTGAATCAAGAACTCATCAAGGGCTGAACGCACTACCGAAAAGTCGAACGGTTTACCGTCAACATCAAACAAATCTTCTAGACCCGTAGGTTCACTAGAGATTAAAGATGAAACGACGGAGTAAACTGGTCGCTTATGGGCAGCGCGAATTGTAGAATCAGCAGAGGACGCATCAGTTGAGGCTTGGCTTGCGCCATACCTAAAGAGATTTTCGCCCATCTGATTCACAACCCTCGGATTATCCTTAGATGAATAATTGATGCCTCCGAGATCCTCAAGCTGCTGGCACTGATCCAACCATCGGTTGAACACCATGTGACAGCAGACAAGAACATCAAGGCCCACAGGCATAAAGAGTCTCCTAACCTTCTCCGGAACTAATTGCTCGTCCTTTAACGCAACGGTATAACTGGAAAATTTCCGGTTAACTATATTGTGTTTAATTAGGGCGATACATTCTGGATTGGCTAGAGCTGAACGTTTAGAC